GCGCACAAGCTTATGTACTAGACTCAATAATAGATTCCTTTAATGAAGTAGTACACAAGTACGTTGATCTACTATCTCCTGATATGTCATATATTTTAAATTCATATAAAGAAACAATAAGGGGTGATATAACTGCTAAATTTTCAGAAACATTGACAAAGAATGGTGCTGAAATATCAATTGGTAGTCTTTCTGGTGGAGAACAAAAAAGCTTATCTCTGTGTATAGATTTTGCTCTTTTAGAGGTATTGGAGACTCAATTCGGTATGTCTCTAAATCCAATTATGTTAGATGAGCCATTTGATGGTCTAGATGTAGCTGGAAGAGAGATTGTTTTAGACCTTTTGAGTGAATTATCTAAAAATAGGCAAATATATGTAATAGATCATGCTTCAGAATTAAAAACCCTGTTTTCTAAGGTAGTTTTAGTGCATTTAAGAAACGGTACTTCCTCTATTAGCTTAGAATAATGGTAAAATATATAATATGGAAGAATTATTTAAAATAATAGGAAACCTAAATAGATTGATAAAGTCTTTAAAAGAGGCCAGTAAAATACCGACTATTCCAGCTATTCCGACCGTAAAGGGGATAGCTGCACCATCTATGACCCCTAAAGCCACAAATACAAAAATACCTGGTGCAAACACTGACTCAAAGAAGGATCCGAGAAAGATAGCACAACAGATAAAGGATGGATCGATGTCGACTAAAACTCAAAAAATCATGTTTAAGACAAGCACCCAATGGGACGATAAGGATGTTGAAAAAGCAGATAATGCAATACAATCTGACTCAGTGGTATTTCACATTCATAAAGATGGTTTTAGAATAACAGATAAACCGCTTTCTATCAAGGAAATAAACGATAATCACGGTGGTGTTAAGAAATTAGAAAATTCTGGTTTTAGTCTTATAAGGCATAATTCTAAATCTAATTAGTGTATTAAAATAATGCAATTTTGTAAAAAATGTAATTCTATTAAAGAAGAGAGTGAATTTTATACACTAAATACATGCAAAGATTGCCGTAATCTTCAAAAGAAGATGTATAAACAAGCTAATATTCTAAAAGAAATAGAAAGAAATGTCTCATGGTACAAACGCAACTCACATATTTTAAAAGATAAATACATACAAAATAAAGATATCATTAAAAATAAAAATAAAAAATATTATCAGGGGCATAAAGAAGAGTATCGAATAAAAAATACAAAACAGTATCTAAAAAGTAAGCAAAAACGCGAACAAGACCCTATTTTAAAAGAAAAATACAAACTTAAGAAGATATATGAATATGTAAAGAAGACAAATTCGCTATCATGTGAGGAAAGAACTAGACTCAATTTAATACATAATAGGGTGGAACTATATCGTCATCACCGTATGTACTATACAGATATAAAATTTAGATTAAAAAAACAACTAAGATCTCGATTAGGTGCTGCCATTAAGAATAATCAAAAAACTGGTTCTGCTATAAAAGATCTTGGTTGCTCCATAGAAGAGTTAAAACTCTACTTAGAGTCTAAATTTCTTCCTGGTATGGCCTGGTATAATTGGTCCAGAATAGGTTGGCATATTGACCACATTAGACCACTAAATAGCTTTGATTTAACTGATCCAGAACAATTTAAAGTAGCTTGTCATTACACCAACTTACAGCCATTGTGGGCTAAGGACAATCTAAGAAAGGGCAGTAAGTATGACAAAGAGTAAGCCTAAATTTAATCAGGAAATGGCAATACGTGGGGCAAATAGACGTATCTTTGCTAGAAGTCCAGTAGTTAGAGAAAAACTTGAAGAATCAAGACAGGAGTTTCCAAGATTTAAAAAGGATGGAACTCGTCATAAAAAGAATTGGGTTAAAATGCAATGTGAGGTTTGTGGTGAATGGGTATCTAGTTCTCAAATAGCTGTAGATCATAAAGATCCAGTTGTTCCACCAGATGGCTTTCCAGCGGAATTTAATATATGGGATCGTCATTTATTATTCATGAAAAGATTATGGTGTGATAAAACTAATCTACAGAGGATATGTGATACGTGTCATGCTCATAAAACCGCTTCTGAAAGAATTACTAGATTACTGGTTCGATATACGGATGAATTAAACATCATTGAGGGTAGAATAAAAACAACTCTTTTAGATAACCATTCTGATCTTCAAAAAAAGATTTATAAAAAAGAATGGACTAAAGAGTTATCTAAGTATACAACTAAGGGTAAAACTATTGGTTTGGAAAAAATTGTACAAAGAGCTAGGGATTTAAAAGATTATATTAATAACAATACATAAGGAGAAACTATGTCAGATGCAAAAAAGGTTCTAAGTAAGTCTTTTGTTGATAATCATGAATCTGTTAATGAAGATACAGCAAGTGCTCTTGTTGTTCAAGCTGAACAGAAAATTAGAGAGATTCAAGAAGAATTAAAGGCAGATGAGAAATTAGTTGCTGCTAGGCAGATTGCGAAAGATATCAGTAAAGCATACAGTAGTGCAATTTCATATGAAAAAGCAAAAATATCTTTCTTATTGGATAAGATTGCGGATATCCAAGGTGGCAATGTTAATCCAACTGGGAATTCATAGTATAGTAATTTATGCGTTATTGCCGGTTTTGTTCTAAAGATTACGAAAAAGACGATATGACCCATTGGGTTTCTAATGGGTCATTGCCATTTGCTTGTAAGATGCAGCGTGCCGCTTATAGGCTTAAAAATAGAGATCTAATTCGTTATAAACAAAACCGCACATACAAGATAAATAAAAGAAGCACCCCAACTAAAGATGCAAAACTCCTCCTTATAAAGGAAAATTTATCATTAAGAAAAATACAGTTATTATCCACAGAGTATTTTAATAATAAAGCCAACCTATCCTTGCAGTGTGGTACATGTCAGCATCAATGGGCCAGTAATTGGAATAACCTACTATCTGGCTCCTCTTGTCCTAAATGTGCAAAATTAAACAGAATACAAACTAATTTAATACGCTATGGCGTAGCAAATCCTACACAAAATACCTCTATTCGTCTTAAGGCAGCAAAAACAGCAAACAAGATAAAAGAATTAAAACACTGGAAAACAGAAGAATCTATTTTTTGTCAAGGCTCTTATGAGTTCAAGATTGTAACTTATTTTAATAAGTTTAAGATTAACTTTGAGGCACAAAGTAGAACTTTTATGTTAAGTAATGGATCTACCTATACACCAGACTTTCTTATAGTAGATACTATGACTTTTATCGAGGCTAAAGGATATTTTTACCCTGACGCAGAAGTTAAATTTGAATTATTTCGTAAAGAGTATAACTATCTTATAGAAATATGGGGTAAAATTAAAATTAAACAATTGGAGGAGTTATGTCGTTAAAGACCGATTTTTTTGATGGTGCAACTGGTTTGCACAATCAGTGTGACACAGCATTTGATGCCGGTGTAACATTTGTAACAGGTGTGAATTTAAGCAGTATATCTGCTGCCCTTGTTGCTAATGCTTCATCTGGTAATACTAAATTTACTGTTACTTTGGGTACTACATATATGCCGGCAATCTTAAGGGGCAATAAAGGCAACAACTTGATATTGAAAGCTTATTTAGCTGGAGTGCAAAAAGGCTTATCTGATCAAGATGTATACTCATTTGAGTGTACTCCAGCTTTAAATATATCTGATTCAGTAGATACAAAAATTGATTTGAATTTTGTTTTTCAAACAGTATAATTATAACTAATTAAACTAGTTTAAACTAAAGGACATTTTTAAGATGTCCTTTTTTTTATTGTATAATTCTGCCATGGCAAATAATATTGTTAATTATCTATGGCTTGATAGTGAGACAACAGGACTTGACTCGCAAGTGAATGACATCATACAATTGGCATGTATTCCAATAATCTCTGGTAAAGAGCAATCATTAGTTTTTAATCAACACTGTCAACCTATTGATTGGTCATCTATTAGTGATGAAGCCTTAGGAATAAATAATATAACAAGGCATCAGTTGAGTTCTTTTCAATCAGCTGAGGTTATGGTTAATAATTTAATTACATACTTGCACGGTTTTAAGACAAAATTCACAATTGCAGGCTTTAATGTGGATTTTGATAGAAAATTTATTTCGGCCTTGTTTAAAAAAACGAACAAAGAGCGTGAGTTTTTAGAATTATTTACCCAGGATATAAGAGATACCTTTAAAAGAGCTAAAAAACTAAAAGCACAATTACAGACACCTAACTTAAAGTTAAAAACTCTATGTGAGCACTTTAATATTGAGATTAACGCGCATGATGCACTATCTGATATCTCTGCAACCATAAAATTAGATAAAATATTGTCTAATATGCTTGGAGAAACAGAAATATTTACTATAGATCATTATGACCAACATGATATTATCTTTCCTGAGCCTGCTCAACTTCACTTACATTCTATGTTCAGTCACACAGATTCCATTAATTCTGTTAAAGAGTGGGCAATTTTTGCACACGATAATAAGATACCAGCTATATCTTTTGTTGACCATGGTAATGCAGCATCTGTATTCGACACTATAAACATATCTAGTATCTTTTCAAAAGAAAATGAAGTACGTAAAAAAGACAATATAGCTCAATTATCCACCCCTCCTATAGGAATACCAGGCACAGGACTCATAGTAAGCATAGATAATATGAAATTTAATTTAAATGCTTGGGCTATTAGCAACAATGGGTACTATAATTTAATTAAATTAGCCTCTATCGGCTGGAAAAACAAATTTCAAGATGCGAAAGTAGAGTTGCCATTGGTCTCGATAGAAGAAGTTATTTCTTTAAAAGATGGAATAATATTTGGTATTCCGGGTATAAATGGTCCAATTACTGACTTTATTTTAACTCGCCAACACACTGAAGCTCAAAACTTAATAAAGTACTTGCACTCAGTGCTAGATATTCGTTTAGAACTTGCAGCTATTGATGTATATAGGTATTTTGATTCTGCAATAGGTTTTGCTACCTATAATATAGATGGTGGGAATATTCAAAAACATATTAACAATATGTACTACTCTATAGCCAAAGACCTACATATTAAATGTGTTCCTGTGAGCGATGCTCATTTCCTATTTGAAGAAGACAAAATAGCACAAGATTGTATTTCTAAAAATTCATATGATGATGGTCGATATCTAGCTGAATCTAGACATATAATTCTAGCTAAAGAAATGTTCTCGGTTATAAAGGGGCATATTGGTGATTCTTTCTTAGAGTCTGACTTTAGGAATATGATCTCTAATACAGTAGAGATTGCAAATTTAGCTTCTAATATAGAAATTAAGCACACATTCCATCTACCTGTAATCAATATACCGGATGACATTAAAGCAAAAACCGATAATTACGATATGCAGACATACTACTACATGATGCGGAAAATCAATGAGTATGGTCGATGGAATACTGACCCGGCATACGTAGAGCGCTTTAAAAAAGAAATAGATGTTATTATGAAAAACTCTACTTTGAATTTTATACCCTATTTCTTGGTATACGAGGATGTCTGTTCATATGCTCGCTCTTCTGGCTTAATGCAGGGAATTGCTCGTGGATCTGCGGGCGGCTCACTATTATCTTATTATTTGAAGATTATTCATGTCGACCCAGTTGCAGCTAAACTACCATTTGAGCGTTTTCTTAGTCATGCTCGTATCAAAGCTGGATCATTTCCTGATATAGATTTAGATATAGCGAGAAGTGCTCGTCCACTTGTTATTAAATATCTTCAGCAAGAGTATAAACTTGGTTTTGCACAAATATCTACATTTTCAAAAATGAAAACTAAAAAAGCAATTAGAGATGCAATGTACAACCTCTATAGTAGAAACGGCAATGACCCAGAAGTTAAATTTGTTTGCGATATTATAGATGATAGTCCACAAGGCGTAGATGAATATGATTTCTTATACGGATATATAGACCAAGAGGACATAGAGCATGAGGGAGAAATTCATAAAAAACCAGTATTAGCTAACTTCTTTAAACAAAGACCAGAGGTTGAAGAACTTGTAAAAAAATTAATTGGAGCAATTGATGGTTGGTCACGCCATGCATCTGCGTTTGTTATATCATCACTTGATTTATCTAATACACGTGTTCCAACAATGATAATGCTAGATAAAGAGATAGGAGATATAACAGTTACACAGTTTGATGCCTCAATGGTAGAAAGATCTGGCTTAGTTAAAGCAGATATTTTAGGAATAAACACATTAAATATGATGTCTGAGTGCTTAGATTTAATAAAAGTAAACCACAATGTGGACCTAAGAGAAGAAATAAAAGGTGTTCCTGCCGTGTATCGTTTACCAGACAGAGATAGTGGTGTATTTTCTGATTTTTATAAAAGAGACACAGATTCATCTTTTCAATTTAACTCCGATATAATTAAAGGTGCAGCAAAAGAATTTGCTCCTCTTTGTAGAGAAGATTTAGCACTTATGACTGCACTATATCGACCTGGAGCAATGGATGCTAAATCTGAATTTGTTCTTGCTGGTGCTAGTTCACCTGCAACAGACAAAAATGGATTACCATTTACTAAACCAGCCACAGAAGTATATGTGAATGCCCGTAATGGCGAATATAGTCCATATTATGTTCATGAAGATTTAAAACCATACATAGAAGATACAATGGGTATTATTGTTTTTCAAGAACAAGTAATGGCGATTCTGGTTGGACTCTGTGGTTACACACTAGAAGAAACAGATATTATTAGAAGTGCTATTGCAAAGAAAAAGCATGATGTAATAATGTCAACATTTGATCGCATTCGTGAAGAAACAGCTAAACGCGGTTGGGAATCAAAACAATCTGATGTATTATGCGACACAATTATGGCTTTTTCGAGATATTCTTTCAATAGGAGTCACTCATATGCGTATGCAGAACTTGGGTATATTACTTTATATTTAAAGCATCATTATCCACTGGAGTGGTGGACTTCTGTACTAAACAACGAAGAAAAAGAAGATAAGATTAGAAAATACATATCATATCTTGGTGATAAGATAGCTCCACCCTCTCTAAGAGACCCAAAATCAGTTTATGTGATTAAGGATGGCAAGATAGTAGCACCAATTGGCGCTATCAAATCTATTGGCGCTGTATCAGTCAACGAAATAACAAGCAAAGGACCGTTTTCCTCTATAGAGGATTACGTGTCTAGGATCAATCACACTAGAGCTAATATTGGAGCCATGAGCGCAATAATAAAGGCTAGAGCGGCAGATGATCTTATGAATAATTCTATATCTGACTACGCAGAACGAAGAAAAGTTTTTATGAAAAGATATCAATCTTTGCGCAAGAATAAAACAGTCTTTAAGTCAGAAATGCTCGACATAAATCCATTATCTGTCTTTCTTCAAGAAAAAGAATATAATCTGTCCTTTAATAAAACACTGCTCTCTTCTTTAGA